TGTGCTATTCGAGCAGCATCTTCGCCAAATTCTTTTTCAACAGCAATCATTACTCCAGTTTCACCTTTAGGGAATCGTCCAGTTGTTTCATCATACATTGATTTAACAAACTCAACTACTTCGTTTTGCTTGCCAGCGCCTTCAAAAAACTCTTCAATATCCATTCCGGCTTTAGTAATAGCTTCGCCTAGGCTCATTTCGCCTGATCCAAAGTTAACCATAGTTTCTGCAGTAGCACCAGCTTTCTTTGCTTTGGCAATGGCAGCAGCCATACCTTTCTTAGCAGCGTGACGAGCAGGATTCTTAACAACATTACCAAATTGATCCTTGTTGTCGCCTGGCTTTTTGTAAGGACCGTCAAACGGAGGATCTTCTTTTTCTTCTGCCACTGGAGCTGGCGCAGCCGGTGCTTCTGGAGCAACAGGTGCTGCAGGTGCTTCTGGAGCAACAGTAGGAGCAGGTGTAGTAGAATCAAAATTAATCTTGCTAGCAATGTCCGTGCCATTTTCTTCGTCACGTTTTTGTAAATAACCTTTTAAGATTTCTCTTGCATCCATTTCGGGATTAACTTGACCTAATTCTCTAAAGGCATCTGCTAGTTCTTTATCATCAATAATACCTTTTAAACTTTGGATGGCATTAGTACCGTCAGTTCCGATTGGCATCTCATTACTTACTAGATCGTTTAATTTTTTAATAGCTTCTTCTTGACTGTCTTCTACATTAAGTAATGCACTTTCTTCACCAACAATACCGTTTAAGAATGACTCAAATGCATCTTCAATGTTAAGACTTTCTCTCTCCATACGATCATCGTAGTCATTACGCATACGTTCTTTTTTATCTAAATAGTTTTGATAACGTTCTCTGTCTCTATCAGATGCATCTGGGCCTTCTGCTTTTGATTTTAGATGATTATGATGCGATTGATCTAGGCTGCGACGGTGTTCAGCATCTACGCTATTTGGATTGTATCCATCGTTTAGTAAATCTTCTGCTGTTAGTTCTTTAACAACATTAACTTCTTCACCGACTAGTTTATAAATGTATGGGAATACATTCTTTAATTCTTCATTGAAACTACGAATAGTTAAACGATCAATCCAATCGTTAACAACATCTTCTGGAATTAGTTGATCTTCTTTGTCAGTCCAAGATTCTGCAAATGTCTTATAAAAATTAGGACTTTGTAAACTGTGGATTTCTTTTTTAACTTGATCTATACGCTCAAATACTTTTTCATTAATAGTGCCCATTGCTTCGCTAACAATAGGATTACGGTTTACATAGCCTTTGAACATGCGTAGTTTGTTTAATTCTTCACTTAGGCCGATAATGTGTTGTCCTATGTTATCATAACTAGTGCCGCCATGTGCCACGTGTGTAGCTAATGCACGGGCACCGTTGAGATGCTTGTAAGGATATTTAAAACGCTCGCCGTCTGCATTCTCAACAAAAATGCTTTCGATGTGCATAGTACGACCTGCTGGTAAATCATAGTTTACAGGTTTAGAATGTCTTACAATTAGTTTGGCCTCGCCCATTTCTTGGAAACTGGTTCTTGAGGTTCCCCATAATTTACTCTCAGTCATTGTGCCTTCTCCACTGCTATTATTAGCTAACATTTTATAATCTCTCTTGTCTAAATTACTTTTTGCAATATCTCTTACATTAAAGTCCATCATATGTGAGCTTGCAAAATCACTTAGACTTTCTAAAAATCTAAACCAACGATGCTTAACACCGTCAGGTTGGCCTTCAACAATATCGTTGCTATACATAACTACCAGGCCGTCGTTTTCTTCACCTTCTGGATCTGCGTTAGTATTATCGTCAATGCTGATACTGATAGTGCCTAAATTTTTTCCGTTTTTTATAAAATCAAATTCAAAAAAACGTGCGTCTTTAGGTCTGTCAGTGCGTTCACTGTTTGCATCACCGAGTCTAATTTTAGGAAACTGTGTTCGCAGTTTCGAAAATAGTTCTTTGGCAATTAAGTCAAGATTTTTATTCATATTGGTATTTATGCAATAGTTGAGGAAACAAATATGGGCATAGGAAGTTCAAACTCGTCATTATCACTAGCATCACTACTGCTAAAACTGTCAAACACTCTAGAATCCCAGTCTGCTAGAACTTGACTCATACGTATAATCAACAGTAATGCACTAACTAGGTCATCCTCTTCTCCGCTTTTTGCTTTAAAACTTACACCCGTAGCTATAAATGCTTTGAGTTCTGAAATCAACGGTTTGCTGTTGATTTTCATTTTGTTTGATTCTATTAGGTATTTTAATCTAGCAGCAGCTGATATTTTAGTCTTATGTGTTGTATTAAATCCCTTACGGAATTTGCGTACATGACCTTTACGTATAGGCTCGCTAACAAACAATCCCGGAAAGTTTTCTTCCCCAATGTCTTTAATACAGACTAGGCCTGCTTCACCTACTGTGTTATTTTCAAGGCTCCAGTAGATATTATTAACATTGTCATCCCCTAAACATTCTTGTAGATATTTTAAAATTTCTTTAAGTATTCTAATCTGCCCCTGTATAGGTGTTAGATTATGGTGCCATTCTGCAACTTGTATAAAACTAGGTAATTCAAACACTTGAATACCTGCCGAGTTACCACCTGTTCCTAAAGCTGGGTCAAGCGCAACTGCGTAAATATGATCTTTACTAACTTCTTTGTACCAGCGTGTTTGCCCCATGTTCATAATGGGCTGTCGGCCTTCCATGCCTGCAAGATGAATACTGTTGATCAATGTTTCATCATATACTAAGAACTCACAATTATATTCTCGACGGAATCGTTCTTCGCCGATGCGTCCACGTTCTGTTGTTGCCCACGCATCGTCACGATCAGGGTGCTCACTCCATGAGCATGTAAAGGGAAAGAACCCATTTACACCAATTAGTTGTTCGTTGCCAAACTCATCAAACTTCTTGTTAGCTTCTTTCCATATAATAGCAAATGTGTCTTCGTCACTGTTGGGCGTTGATGTTAGAATTGCTCGTCCACCAGTTGCTAGTGTCGGGGAAATTGAAGTCCAAAACTCATCGGCGATATTTGGAGGTACGAAGGCAAACTCGTCACAGTATAGTAGGGAAATAGACATACCACGACCTGTGTTGCCAGTAGTAGTTGTAGAGACAATACGTGATCCATTATCAAATTCAATACTCCCTTTGTTATAGTTTAC